GCAGCAGCAGCAGCAGTAGCAGTAGCAGCAGCAGCAGCAGCAGCAGCAGCAGCAGCAGACGACCTAAACTAAAACAAACGCAATGCAAATAGTAGATAAATCTTATTTTCAAAGTCAGAACTTTTTAAACATTCCTCTCAGTACGGCGGTTCCGAACGGAAGCGTAGTACCTTCAAATAGTGGGTATTTAGATTTGTTATGTATAAAGGTAGAAAAAGAGGTATTACTTAGAGCGTTGGGCGTTGTTTTATTTAAACAAAAGGAGGCGCTGACCTTATCCTCTATTAATTTAGCAGAAAATGAGCGTTGGAAAAAGCTGATTGAAGGCGAAGACTACGATACAGACAAAAAGTGGAACGGGTTAAAATACGCCTATTCTTTGATTGCTTATAGAGTCTTTGAGGAGTTTACTACAGATACAAATATACGATTGAGTACCGTGGGAGCAGAACAGGTAAACGCCGAAAACGCCAACAACGCAACACCAGCGTATCTTATAGCTACGGCTAACCAAAATTTCATGAAAGAGTACCAGGGCGAGAACTTTAACCAAAATTACAACGGTTATGGACACAGCTACGGCTACAATTTTAGCGAGAGATTTATCGATTTTTACGATAGTGAGGTAGAGCGTAGCCTATACGCTTATTTAATAGACAAAAAGGCAGACTTTCCCGAGTGGGACGAGGCAAAATTTAGATTTTACGACGAAACAAAAAACAGTTTTGGACTATGATAGTATTCGAGGAAAAAATGAGAGAGCTTGTCGGACTTATTCCGAGCTTGACGGACGTTAACGGAAACGTTTTCCCGGTCCGTTTTGATTGGGGCACACAGGACGTGTTAAACAAGTTTTTACTTTTGCCGGAATCGGTTTCAAAATATCCTCTTATATGGTTAGTAACGGGCGTAACTACCCGAAGCGAAACCCGTAACACTCTTACAAGACAAACACGTCTTGTAATAGCAACGCGCTCGAGTAGAAAAGATCAGTTTAATGAATTTCAGTATTCTACAGATTATGTGAACACTTTAAACCCAGTTTATAAAAACCTTAGAACGTTACTTTTAAGTAGCGGAATATCTAAGATAGTTAACAATACAATAATTGAGGACCTACGACCAAATTACTCGTTTAACGACAACGGGAAGGGGCTTATTGACGTTTGGAACGCTATAGTAATAGACTTGGAAATTGAGCTGTTAACGGACCGCTGTATATCAACAATAAAATTTTAAATTATGTCGGAAAAAAAAGAAGTATTAAAAGTAGTTAAAACGCAAAGTTTTAAAATATTAAAAAAAATAACGGTCGACCGACTCTACGGAGTCGGAGAGACTATCGAGCTATCAGATAGAACGACTATCGAGGCGTTAATCACAAACAAAATTATAAAATAATGGCTTTACTAACACAAGTAAATAAAGTGGATTGTTCCGCTACAGGTAACACGGGCACGGGCTTAGCCGGGTGCAGAATTGACCGTAAGAGAGTCGTGGCTCTTGGCCTATTAGAGAAGGGCCTTAAGTTTACTACTGAGATCACAAAGGCCTCTTTGAGGGCTCTACAACAAGCCGATAAGCTGATTATGTTGCAAGGCGTTGTATCTTTTACAGATAACACCGCAGACGATAACGTAATTACTCGAGCAGGCTCAGGTATTAAGGTAGTAGCTGGAAAAAACCCGTATGAGTACGCGGTAGAGTTTGACAACGGTATTAACTTTCATAAAGCGGCTACGTCTTTAAGCGGCTATGAAAACTATGATTTAGTAATGTTTGATCTAGACGGCTCTATATTCTTTACTCAAAACAAGTCAGGCGAGAGCAAAGGTTTTAATATGGGAATGTTTGAGAACGGAAAGTACATGGGTTCAACTGGCGCGGAGGCCTCTAGCCAAATCATAACTTTGCAAATTACCGACCGCGCAGAAGTTGACGAGAGAATGTCTTATTTTACCTCTGACTTTTTAGACTTTTCCCCGCAGGAATTGACAGGAACTAATCAGGTGATTGTTTCTTTAGACCCAGTAGTAGCTGCCTCAACTACTCTTGTAGTAAGCGCTTTTCTATTGGACCGTACGCACAGCGTGGAGGGGTTACTCCCGGCGGACTTTAAAGTATTGCGTAACAGCGTGGCAGTTGTCCCAAGTGCAGCAGCTTACAACGCCTCTACTAAAAAGTACACGTTGACCGTAACTGCTAACAGCGCGGGTAATTTGATAGCCGTATCTTTAGCGGGTATTATTTTAACGCCGGCAGACGTATTATATAAATCAAATATTGCAACTGCCGTTGTAGTATAATAAAAAAGTATTATATTTACAATGATTTTCATAGTAGGTATTTATTTTTTATTGGTATTTAGACCCTTTACTTAATTGTAAGGGGTTTTTTTATTATATTTGTGATCGGATGGTAACAGTAAAAGACTATATAAAAAAGTGTAAATTTGTCGTCAGTAACGCGCTAGACGAGCAGGCCCGAATAGTACGCGCAAATGAAGCTAAAATAATAAGGTTAAACGTTGACGCTTTTCAAGACGGGCAAGGCAGCAACGGCCAGTCTCTTGTTAACTCAAATCCCGTATTTAAAGGGACCTATACGCTATTTACTAATTTACTAAACCCCAGTAAAGGGATAGGCGATTTATACAATTTTAACGAGTCCGGGGCTTTTTTATTAGGTATGCAGTTAGAACTTAGGCCCGACTTAACCAAGTTTGATATATTTTCGACAGGCACGGGAGCGGGCGAAAAAAGTATATTTTTTGCGGGATATACCAATCTTTTTGGATTAGAGGGCCTAGACACCGACATAGTAAACTATGACATAATTTACCCGCAGTTAATGCTTTTTATAAAAAAACATTTATGATTTACTACGACTCAATAGAAACTTTACCACTTTACAACTTTGACAAGTACCGCAATACTAAGGACCTCAACTGGTTTATAGAAAAGTACGACGGTAGGCAAAAGAAAAGTGAGAGCCCCGAGTTATTAGAGATTGAAAAAACAATACTAGATGAATATTTTAAAGCAATAGATGATCGCTCTTTCACTAATCGTCTACAAAAGTGGGCGCAAATTGACAGCTTAACACTTAAATACAGCGTAGTTAAATCTTTGATTGCTAGAATGTGGCTAGGGTTTGCTGACGACCAAATGGGCGCGCGTTTGTCGTTTATACAACAGCTAACCGCGCACGGTTTTAAGATGCTAGAGATTAACACCTCCGAGGGCGACGCTAAAGAGCTTATGCGTTTAAACGCGGCTTGTGAGGGCTTAAAAACTAGAATTGCAATACTAGAGAGTGAAATTAATTCAGACGCAAAGAAAGAGAGCGTATCGCTTGCAAAGCAGCTACAGATTGCAACACTCGGATTAAGTTACCCCTACAGGCTTAACCCGAAAGAGATAACCGTATTGGAGTGGGTAGAGATAACAAAATTATTAGAGGAAAAATCTAAAAAAAATTAATATGTCAAATGCAGTAGATTTAGTAATTGCGTCCGAAGCTATAAAGCAAGTAGAGAATTTAGTAGCTAAGTTAATGCTCGCAGACGCGGAACTGTTAAAAGTATCGCAGTCCGCGCTTAATGCGAGTAAAAATATCGCGAGCATAGCAACGCCCAGCGCGCTCGACAAGTCTACAGGGAGCACCGCAGCGCTAAACGCGGAACTGGCAAAGCAAAACAAAATTATAAGCGCCTTAGAGCTACAAATAGGAAAATTAAAAGAGGCTAAATTAAAACTAAACGCTGCCTCTTTTCAAGAGAAAATAAACGCCCGTATAGCTTTACAAAATGCAACGGCAGAGGCTAAAGCCGTGGCGACTACGGCCTCCGCTTACCAAAAATTGGACTTTGCGCATAAACAAGCGAGCAGAAGCGCGCAGGATATCGGGGCAAAGTATGGAGCGACCTCTAGGCAGTTCCAAAATGCAGCAGCTAAAGCCAACGTATTAGATAAGGAGTTGAAGCAAATAGACGCGACGCTAGGCAAGTCTCAGAGAAACGTAGGTAACTATAGTAGCGCTTTTAACGGGCTGGGCTCAGCGCTTGGGGCCTTCGGTATTATTACGGGGGTGGCGGGGGTTGCTATGCTTGGTAAAAACGTATTTGAGACTGCAAAGGAGCTGCAAGGGCTAGACATGGCCCTAAAGCAAGTTTCCGGAAGCGCGGAGGAGCTAGCTACTAATCAAGTATTTTTAGCTAGAATATCAGAGGCGTACGGGGCAGAGATAAAAGGCTTAACTCAACAATTTACACAGTTTTACGTTTCAGCTAAAGATAAACTCGCAGCTACAGAAATACAGGCGATTTTTGAAAGTATAACTAAAGCCGGGGCTTCTATGGGGCTAAGCGTGGAGAGCCAACAGCGGGCCTTTTTAGCGCTTAACCAAATGATGAGCAAGGGTACTATACAAGCGGAAGAGCTTAGAGGACAACTAGGCGAAGCCTTACCTGGGGCGTTTGGCATAATGTCAAAAGCAGTAGGGGTAAACGAGGCAGAACTCGCTAAAATGATGAAAGCGGGGGACTTAATAGCCTCCGAGGTACTGCCTAAATTCGCTATACAGTTAGAAAAAACTTATGGGATTGAGAATTTAACAAGAGTTGAAACTCTAGGAACCGCTCAAACTAGATTAGGTAATTCATTCACTCGAATGGTTGACGCTATAAATAACTCAGACTCGAGCGGGTTTGCACGTTTTGTAAAAAATATAGTCGGTGGACTTAATACTATTTTAGATTTTACCGGATTACTTTTCAAGGATGAAAACCAACTAACCACCTACTTTCAAAGATTAGGAGCGGCAAAAGGAGTATCTGAATATAAAGCTATTCTAAATAACATATCCGGCACGACCGTAGAGCAGCAGGAAATAACTAAAAAAGCGCTATTAGAAAGAGAACGTGAAACTATACGCGTAAACCAACAAATAGTAAGAGACGAAAAAGCAAAAAGGGAGTCTATACTTGGCGGAGATCGCGCGCTTTTACACCTTCAAACTAAATTAGAGGAGGATGCGATAGTACAAATAGGCAAGTCCGCGGCTATTATAAAAGCTATTAAGCAGGAGGATATAGTAGTAAGTAGAAAAGTATCAAAAGCGACAAAAGAGAATACCGAAGAAGTAAAAGCAAACACCGCTGCAAAACGCGCAAACGTTGAGGGGGTAGGGCTAAAGGCTGTATCTAGTGAAAGCTCCGGACCTTTAGAGAGTTTAAAACTACTAAAGAAAGCACTAGAACAAACGCGCGACGAGACGAGCAAAAACGCGGCAGAGTTCGCCGTTTTTAACAAATCAATCGAGGACGTAAACCAGGCAATTAAAACGCTAACGGAGCCGTTAACAGTGGACCTCAATATAAAAAAACCTTTTGAGGAGGCAAACAAAGAAGTTCAGGAAATGAGCGGATACTTAAAGACCTTCGTTACTGAGTTTGCAGGCAATAGCGGATTTAGTAATACTTTTGAGCTTTTATCGGGAGATATTGAGAATTTCGGCAAGGACTTTGCAACCACTTTTAATGCCTTAGCAGAAGCCGCGCAGGAGG